GTGGCAGGCACACAGGGCTTCACCAATACTTTAAGGTTTCAACATGCTGTCTTGGTCAATCTGCCAACTTCAGAAAAACTATATGGAGAATATGTGAGAAGCTGTTTAATAGCCCCCAGTGAGGATTATGTCCTCTGTGGCTCTGATATGAAAGGATTGGAGGATAATACCAAGAGGCACTACATGTACTTCTATGATCCTGAGTATGTAAAGGAGATGATGGAGGATGGATTTGATCCACATCTGGATATCGCAGTGCTGGCAGGGATGCTGACACCAGAGCAGGCTGAAGAGCATAAGTTATATGAAAGGACAAAGGGAAAAGAGGGTGTCAGTCACAAGCCCATTAGAGCCAAAGCAAAGAAGGTAAATTTTGGTGGCATATATGGTGCAGGGGTGGCTAAACTGGCCCTGACAGGAGGCTTTTCAATGTCTGAAGCCAAGAAGCTCTATGTGACATACTGGAAGAGAAATTGGTCAGTGAAAAGAGTGGCTGAAGATAGCATTACCAAGACCATAGGAGAGCAGATGTGGCTATTCAATCCAGTATCACAACTGTGGTATAGCCTAAGAGCCTTCAAGGACAGGTTCAGCACTCTGAATCAGGGAACTGGAGTCTATTGCTTTGACTGCTGGATAAAGAAAGTAAGAGCAAAAGGCATTAGAATCTGTGGCCAGTTCCATGATGAGATCATCTTTCCAGTTAAGAAAGGAGAAGAGGAGTGCACTAAAATTAAGCTGCTTGAAGCTATAGATGAGGTAAATGAGCAGCTAAAGCTCAATGTTAAGTTGGGTATTAGTATTGATTTTGGTAATAATTATTCTGAAATACATTAAACATGGAAACAAGAATCTGGATTAGTGGCAGGTATAGGACTATTGATCCTGATGAGCCAGTACTATCTACAAGAGCTATCACTTCATTCTGTGCCTTTAATGGCCTAAGAAATGCCTTAGTAAGATCACAAGGTGGATGGTATATCATATCTAAGGAAGGAATAATGACAAAAGTAGCAAGGACTTTATATCTTATTTCCTTCAGGGAGCTATATCATCTGCTAAAAGATAATTAGTTATCCACATTTGAAAACAACAAAAAATACACTTTAAGTACCCTAAAACAACAAAACATGACACATTCAAATTTAATGAGGTTATCGGAGATACTTCATGCCAAAGAAAGTATTAAATTGCATGCCCAGGAAATTCTTGACATAAGGATAGCTTTAGATGAGGTTCTGACTGATGAGGAAAAGGTCAAGATAAGCTATCAGATTAAGGATAGAGTTCAGATGGAGGCAAAGGAGGCATTTGTAGCCAATGGTGGATGGGGTTCTGTCTATATGGCTACAGGGTCAGGAAAATCTAAGATAGGAGTAGATTTAGCAGTTTATGATTACAATGTCTGTAAAGGAGTTAGGCCATCCAAAGTCCTGATAGTGGTTCCAACTGAGAAGCTGAGAGATGAGAATTGGAAAGAGGAATTTGAGAAGTGGGAGGCAGGTGAGGTATGGAATACAGTAGAAAGGACATGCTATGCCTCATTGAACAAGTATGAGGGCCAGCATTTCACTTATGTGGTACTGGATGAAGGGCATAATGCCACAGATAATAATGTGGTGAAGTTCTTTGCACAGAATACAGTGGATCATTGCATGGTGCTGACTGCCACCAAGCCAAGGGGAGTGGATAAAGAAAGGATATTTTCTGACTTGAAGTTCTCCTGTGTTTATGAACTGACACTGGATGAAGCAGTGATGCTTGGAATAGTAGCTCCTTATGATATCACCATTGTGACCATGTATCTTGACAGTGTGGATAAATATATAGAGGGAGGATCAGCAACTAACAGATTTTTTCAGACAGAGAAATCAAGATATGAATACCTTAGCAGATCAGCATTCTCCAGACCAACCAAGATGGGATTTATTCAAAGAATGAGATTTATTTATGATCTACGAAGTAAGACTAAAGCAGCAAAGCTAATCCTTGAACATATCATACCAAAAGAGCTGAGAACATTGATATTCTGTGGTGGTAAAAAGCAAGCAGTAGAACTCTGTGACAGGACTTATTTCTCCAAGCCATCCCTGCCAAAGAAGCTACCAAATAATCCTTCAGCAGCCAAGCTGGATAAATTTGTGAAGGATACTATAGAATATGAGCAGATGATGAAGGTATATGAAGGTGATGCAGCCTTTGATGATTTCAAGAGTGGGATCATAGACAGGATGGCTTGTGTTGATGCTCTGAATGAAGGACATAACCTGAATGATATTGATGTGGCTTTTGTAGTGCAACTCAATAGAAATGCAAAGAACCTCATTCAGAGAATAGGAAGGGCTATCAGGTATAAGCCGGGGCATAGAGGCAAGATTATAATATTGTGCGTGGAAGATAGTATGGATAAAGAGTGGGTGAAATCAGCTACAGCAGGATTTAGTGTGGCTAACATCACTACAGTGGAATTGTCAAGGTTGAGGTTGGGATTGGATACAATATCCTTTTAAAGTAAATCAACAATTAAAATACCAATTATGGCAAAGACAACGGAAATGGTTATTACCACGAAGTATGCAGTCTTCTGGACAGAAAGGAAAAGAACAGACAATGACATCACCACTGAATTTGATTACTACTCAGTATTCATTGACAGTGACTCTGCTGGAAACAGTTTGGCAGCAAAGCAATTTTACAGGGGTAAGCTGGAGTTAGATGAAGTGACTTCAGCTCACCTCTGTATCATTATGGAATCAACTGATTATACACTGGATGCTAAAAAGCTTTTAAAGGAGAGGCTTAACCAAAAAGAACAGCAGGAGGAGGAGATTGATGATAGCAACATGATTTAAAATCACATCACATCAAAAATCAAAGCAATGGAATTTAACCCCGAAGTCATTGAACTATTAAGAGTCCATCATATCAACAGAGATGAGGGACTTTTATTTTTATTGGGCATCTATCACAACCTGGATGTGGATAGGTTAGTCCCAGAGGAAACACTAAGAGGCATTAATCTGACTAAAATCGTAGAGAAGGAGTATGATAGCAGGCAGATAGTGTGGAATATGCCTTTGTTCAAGGGTATTGAATTTTCTTTTGCATGGGTAGAAGATTGGATAGCTGGATTTGGCAGGATGAACACTGAAAGAAAAGGGAGCTACAGGGATGCTGTAGACAGGATGAAGGCTTTCTTTGCCAAGTATCCTGAGTACAGGAAAGAAGATGTGTATGCAGCAAGAGATTTATATTTCTCTGTGACACAGCCTAAGTTCTGTATGAAGTCTCACAAGTTCATTTTTGATGGAGCAGGGGCAATGAAGAAGAGCACACTGTTGGAGTATTGTGAGAAGGTAGCTCATCCCGGAGACCCTGACACTAATGTTAAAGGAGAAATCTTATCATGAGCAACTTTATTGAAACCTACAAAAAGGGCAGACAGGGTAAGAGTTTTGGATTGACCACTGGGATAAAGGGATTGGATAAAGCAATCAACGGGCTTCAAAGAAAAACAAGCATAGGCTTGGCAGCAGCACCTAAATGCGGGAAGACTACACTGTGTGATTTCAGTTTTGTCATTCATCCCTATTTACAATGTTTGGCATTAGGGATACTGGATAAGGTGGAGTGGATCTATTTTTCTTATGAGATTGACAGGGTAAGCAAGGAGTTTAAGTTTGCAGCATTCTTCATGGCCCATGATCATGGTATCTACAATTATGTGTACAAAGAAAAGACCTATGCTATGAGTGATGTTTACCTGAAGGGGCAGCAATTGCATGAGAATCCTGATGGCACTCTGGAAGTAGTACAGGTAAGTGATGAGCACTTTGAGATACTGAAGAAGGTCTATGATGAAAGGATCATTCCTTTATTTGGAGAGTATGCTGCTGATGGAACAATGTTGAAGGCTGGTAAGATTCACATCATTGAAGAACCAGAGAATCCTACAGGGATTAACAAGTTTCTGCTGCATCATGCTGCTACACAAGGGAAGTTTCTCTATACTACTTACTGGACTGTGGATGATCAGGGTAACAGGGTGCAAAGACAGAGAGTTTCAGGCTATGTGCCTAATGATCCTGATAAGTTTACCATTGTCATTACAGATCACATCAGGAAGCTGAGAAGAGAGAGGGGCTTCAGCATGAAGGAGAACATTGATAAGTATTTGGAGTACTCTACTATCATCAGGAATTTATGTGCATGGACTTTCATTCATGTTATTCACAGTAACAGGAATTTAGCCAATGTAGATAGACTAAGGATGGCAGGAGAGCAGGTATTCCCCACTGCTGATGATTGCAAGGACAGTGGAAATCCAGCAGAGGAGTGCACTATATTCATGACCTTGTTCAATCCCGGAGATGAAAAGTATAATTTAAAGAAGCACATGGGAGTAGAGTTGAAAGAGAATCCGCATTACAGGAGCATTCACATTACAGAATCCAGAAATACCAAGTGTCCTGCCCATATCCAGACAAACATGTATGGAGGTATCAGCACCTTCACACCATTATTCAATAACCAAAAAACAATCTAAGACAAACTATGGCAAAAATCAGAAGCATTTGCATTGACACTCTGACAGCTATACAGAGTGATGAGTTTATGGCAGATAGAAGAAAGCCGGGTCATGATCAATGGAAGGATTATGGTCAGACCATTTACACCTTCATGGCTACTTTACAGGATTTTGGGTTTGAGAATATACTGATATTAGGAGAGCCGGGAACTGGAAAGAGTTCAGGCCAGAGGACACTTCCTCATGATTCCAATATCTGGTATAATGCGGATAACAAGAATCCTGTCTGGATAGGAGGCAAGGAGGAGTATGGCAAGAAGACAGAGCCAAGACCAAGGTATCATGTCATTCCACAGACTTACACAGACATCATTACCCATGTCAAGATAGGTCTTGACAATGATGGATTTGAGAAGGACAGGTATGCATTTATACTGGGTCATACTGAGACCTATAAAGTTGGTAATGATACCAAGGAGAGGCTAAAGATTTTAGGAAAGCTGGGCACCAAGATGCAGTTGGAGGGCAAGATGGAAACTGTATTATATTCAAGAGTGGAGATGGATGGAGGAAAGCCAAGTTTCATCCTTGAAACTCAGAATAATGGCTTTAATACAGCAAGAAGCACTATGGGATTGTTTGAAGGCAAAATTGAAAATGACTTCAATATGATCCTTGAAAAATTGGCTACTTACTAATTCATGATTTGATAACCACATTGTAAACAAACAAAAATTGTATAACATGGCAACAGAAAAAAAACCAATCTCTATTAAGGGAGTATTGCAGGATTTAACAGATGGTCTTGACAGGCCAGCTATTGCAGCAAAGTATGGTATTACACTGGCTGAAGCTAAACAGTTATTCCAGCATCCTGCTCTTCTGGGAAAGAAAACCCGCAAGCCTATGACCTTTACCATCATTGATGATGCTCCACCACCCATTGAGAAGAAACCAAAGATTCCACGCAAGCCTAAAGATGAAGGTGCTATTGCCCCTGCTTCCAATGGTGCAAGTGAAGCTCCAACATTGCAACTGCAGGCTGAAGCTGTAGCTGAAGCTGAAGAACAGAAGCCTAAAGCTGCTGAAGCTGCACCTGCTGCTGCCAGTCAAGACCCTGTGGAAGTGAAAAAGGGATTATGGTAAGATAAAGCAAATAAACATCGTAATTTTTAATTTTTAATACGTATTAATGATGAGTGATCAGCAATTACCAACAGGAACCACTGCCCCAGCGGGGTATGGTTACCAGACAGATGAAGTGAAAATCAGTCCATTTAATTTTGGAGGAAACTTTGGTGTAACCAATCTCATAAAGTTTGAATGGATTCCCAATGGTGGGGCAAGTGGAGCTGAACAGGAAGCTCTGGATGTGACTTTTGTCATCAACAAAGTGGAGAAGAACTACAGGATGTTTCCTGTGACCAAGGCATTCCTGCCTGATAATAAAGGGGAGACCATTGACCCTAATTCAGCAGAATTTAAGGATGCCATGCAGGATTTCAATGCAAGGGTGACCCATATCCTTCATGCCTTTATGGAGAGTGAAGCTATCCAAGCAGGTTTGGCAAGACCCATTTCCAGCTTCAAGGAATTCTGCCAGATAGTAATGTCAATGCTGCCCAAGAACTACAAGGAGATTAACCTTGATATCTTCCTGCAGTTTCAATGGCAGATGAGTGAAGGACAGGAAAGAACTTATCTGGAGATTCCAAGAAAGATGAAGTATGGTGCATGGTTGAGACCTGCACAGCCAGGGACATGGGTAGAGAAAAGAGCAGAAGGTGTAATCACAGAACAGACAAAGAAAGCTCTGTGGTATGTTAATGAGAAAGGTGAAGAACATCCATTTGTTAAAAATGGCTGGTTCATGACAAGTAACTTTGCTCGTCAACAGAGAGTTGGTGGTGCAGTTAATGGTACTGATGCAGCATCAGCAAATGCAGCAGCAGCTACTCAAGCTGCAGGTTCAGCTCAGAAATCTGCGTGGTAAAATTAGTTCAATAGGTGAGGGAGGGTAGCTAACAAAGAGAAGCTACGTGGCTCTTGGTTGAGAAACTCAAGAAAGGACTCACCTATTGTTCTTTTAAATCTCTAAACTATGTATGGCTATGAAGGTCTTATTGAATTAACCCCTGATCAGATACTACAGAAGATAACACAGCAGCAGATATTTGAATTTGTGCTAAAGAAGCAGTTTGATTTCAATGATAGATACCTATCTCCATTCAGAGAAGATAAGAGGCCAGATTGCAGGTTTGAACAGAGACCTGATGGGACTATAGTATTTGTAGACTTTGGAGAGAAGTTCCTCCACCCCAATAAAACTCACAGAAGTGCATTCAGGATGGTCATGGATAAGTTCAATGTCACCATGCATGGGGCAATAAGACTACTATGCAAGGAATTTAATTTGTCCATTTGTAAAAGTGACTATAGTGAAGAGGGAATAGTAAAGTATGATAGGATGGAGAAGTCCTTTATGCCAATGGAGTATGAATCAAAGCCATTTTCAAGAGCTGACATTATTCACTGGTCACAGTTCCTTATCAAGCCTGAACACCTCCTTTCAGATAATTCCTATGCTGTCAGGAGGTTTACTGTTTTAAAGGATGGAAAGCTCAAGCAGATTAACATATACCAGTATTGTTATGTATTTGATTTTGTTGACAGGAAGAAGTTCTATCAGCCCTACAGTATCAAGTACAGGTTCATTACTAATTGTGATGAGAATAATATTGGCAACTTTGATAACCTGCCTCCCAGTGGTGAGGAGTTGATCATCCAGAAGAGCTACAAGGATCATAGGGTCTTAAGGAATTTGGAGTGGGGATTGAATGTGATATGGTTTCAGAGTGAAGGCTGTGTGCCAGAGAGGGAGATATTAGTGAACCTCACACAGAGATTTAAG